AAGAGGGTCAGCGTCCGCCTCGCGGCCGTGGGCGGACGGCAGGTGCGCGCCGAGCTGGAAGGCGTCGGCGAGGCCGGTGCCCGCGGCTTCGGCCGGCTGAGCCGGGAAATGGAAGCGGCGAACACCCGGCTCGCGGCTTTCTCGCGGCGTGTCGCTGTGGCTGCCGCAGCCGCCGTAGCAGCAGCTGCTGCCGCTGGTGTGGCAATGATCCGCTCCGGTCTGCAAACGGTTGACGCGCAGGCCAAGCTCGCACAGTCGCTCGGCACGACGGTCGCCTCGATCCAGACGCTGGAGCGCGCCGGTGAACTGGCCGGCGTGTCGATGTCCGGCATCGAGCAGGCCACCAAGGATCTGACGCGGCGGCTGAGCCAGGCCGCGGCCGGCGGCGGTCCCGCCGCCGACGCGCTCGACCGGCTCGGGCTCTCGGCCACCGATCTGATCGCCCTGCCGCTGGACCAGCGTGTCGGCGCCATCAACGCAGCCATCGAGAGCTTCGTGCCTGCCGCCGAGCGCGCGGCTGTCGCGGGTCAGCTGTTCGGCGAGGAAGGCTCCATCGCCATGAGCCGGATCGATACCGCGACGCTGCGCCAGGCGACCGAGGACGTCCTCGCCTTCGGAGTCGTGGTCTCGGAGCAGGACGCAGACCAGATCGAGCGGACCAACGATGCGATCTCGCGGCTCGGGCTGACCTGGCGAGGGCTGTCGAACCAACTGGCGGTTGCAGCGGCCCCTGCGTTGGAAGCCGTGGCAGATGCCATGGCTGCGGTCGCCAGCCGCACCGGGCCGCTCGGCATCGCCATCCGCGGGCTCTTCGACAACATCACTCGGCTGGCGACCTATGCCGCGACCTTTGCCGCTTTCCTCGCGGGCCGCTGGGTGGCGGGTCTTGCCGCTGCTGCGCTCTCCGTGCGCGGCCTCGCCACCGCGCTCATCGTGCTGCGGGGCGCGCTGATCCGCACCGGCATCGGGGCGCTGATCGTCGGCGCGGGCGAGCTGATCTACCAGTTCACGCGCCTCGTCTCGGGCGCGGGCGGGTTCGGCAACGCCATGGCGCTGCTTGGGGATGTCGCCAGCGAGGTCTGGGACCGGATCGGCATGGGGGCTGCAGCGGCTGGCGCGGCCGCCACGGCGATGTTCTTCGATCTGAAGGCCGACGCCGCTTCGGGCATGCAGAGCGCCATCGAGAGCGTTGTCAGTTTCGGTAACATGGCCGCGAACACGTTCGAGGGGGCCTACGAGGCGATCCGGGCGATCTGGGGTGTGCTGCCCGCGGCCATCGGCGATCTGGCGTTCCAGGCCGCGAACAGCCTGACCCTCGGCGTCGAGGCGATGCTGAACGGCGTCGTCACCCGGATCAACGGCTTCATCGAAGGCGTGAATGCCGGGCTTGAGGCGCTTGGCTCTGAGCGGCGCATCTCGTTCATTCCCGAGGCCGATCTCGGACGCATCGAGAACCGCTTCGCCGGCGCGGCCACGCAGGCCGCCATGGCGGCGCGCGATGCGTTTGCGTCTGCCTTCGCAGATATCCCGCTCGCGATGCCTGATCTCGGACTGACGGCGGCCGCGACAGACGCCGCGGCCTCAGTTGAAGCCTGGCGTCAAACGGCCGCCACGCTGGCCGACGGCGCGCTCCAGCCGCTGGCCGCACTCGATTCCCTGCGCGCCGCGGTGAGCAGCACGGGAACGGAAGCCGAGACGGCGCTCGATGGCGCGACGGTCGCTGCCGAGCGCTTCGATGCCGCGCTGTCCGGTGAGGACGGGGCGGGACCGGCCGCCGCGCTCGACGAGACAGCCGAGGCCGCGGGTCGCGCGGGCGGTGCCATGCAGAGTGCGGCCGATGTCGCGCGCCAATCCTGGGATGCGGCCCGGGCTGCCGTGGAACGGACGCAGGAGCTGGCGAAGGGGCTCGCGGACGACATCACCGGCCCGATCAAGGAGGCGCTGAAGTCAGGCGAACTCAGCTGGCAGACCTTCGCGGGAGCTGTGTCCGGTATCGCGGGCAACCTCGCGAGCCGGCTGATCGACACCGCCTTCAAGCCGATCGAGGACGCGCTCTTCCGTGCCTTCTCCGGCGCGGGTACGGGCGGCGGAGGCGGTGGCCTCTTCGGCTGGATCACGAGTGCGATCGGCGGTCTGTTCGGGCTTGGCGGTACATTCGCGCGGGGCGGTGCCTTCGGGCAGGCAGGCGAGATCACGGCCTTCGCCCGAGGCGGTGTTGTCTCCCGCCCGACGGTGTTTCCATTTGCGCGCGGGATCGGGCTGATGGGAGAAGCTGGTCCCGAGGCGATCCTGCCGCTCCGTCGGGGGCAGGGCGGGCGGCTCGGCGTCGAGGCGAACAGCGGTGGCCCGGCACCACAGCCCGCGACCCGCATCGTCAACGTGCTCGATCCTGCGATCGTCGGGGATTATCTCGCGACGCCCGCGGGCGAGCGGCTGATCGTCAACGTGATCCGGCGCAACCGGGGAGGTCTCGATGCCTGACCCCGAACGCGGGGCACGAGCCTGGCCTTTCCCGGCGCAGACGCCGGTCACGGAAGTGCTCGAGTGGTCGACCGACGTCCTGGTGACGGAAGCCGCAGAACAGCGCATCGCGCTCCGCACGGTCTCGCGGTCCACGCTGACTTCCTTGCATCTCCTCGATGCCGCGGGGCTTGCGGAGGCCGCTGAGCTCGGCCGAGCCGGGCCCCTCGACGATTGGCACTTACCGCTCTGGCATCTGGCGCGCCCGGCAACGGCACCGGTCGGCGAGGCTGACCTTACGATCCTCGTCGACACCATCGACGGCGCCTTCGATGGCGCGGACGAGGCGGTCGTCGCCGCCGATGGCGGCAGGGCGCATCTGATCGAGATCGCCGCCGTCCTGCCGGATCGGCTGGAGATTGCCGCACCCGCAGGCGTGAGTCTCGTGCACGCCATTGTGGCACCGACCGGCACCGCTTTCCTCGCGCGGCCCGTCGACATCGACCGCCGCCGTCAGGGCCTCGGGACCGTCACGGCGAGCTTCACGCTCCGGAACAGCGACGGCGGCGCTGCGACCAGCCCCTATCCTCAGCACCAGGGGCTCGACGTGCTGACCGATCCGGCCGTCCTGCGCCAGCCGCTCGCAGAGACGCTCAGCCAGACCGTGGAGGCGATCGACAACGGCTTCGGGCCCATCGTGCTCGAGCCGGTCCTGACCCATGTCCAGCGGCGATCGACCATCACGCTCATCGACCGCGGGTCCCCGCGGGTGACCCGCCGGGGCTGGTTGCTCTCTCTGCGCGGTCGCCAGCGCGCCTTCTGGCTGCCAACCTGGGGCCGGGAACTCGTGCTGCAGGCGGCGGTCACCGCCGGTGCGACGTCCATCGTGGTCGCGCCGTTGGCCGATCCCTCGGTCTGGATCGGCCGACAGCTGATGATCGACCACCCAACCGGGCCGGTGTTCCGCGAGATCACCGCCGCCGCCTGGGACGCGCTCGGGATCCGGCTCTCCATCGCTGCCCCCGGCAAGAGCATCGCCCTCGGCACGCCCATCCACCTCCTCCTGAAGGTCCGCTCGGATGCCGACCGGATCGAGATCCAGCATGGGGCCGTCGCGAGCGAAATGACACTGCCGGTGGTGGAGGTTCCTGCGTGAGGTTGGTCAGCCTTCCGATAGGTGCAGCAAGCGAAACGATGTCGTGTCGATCCCTTTCGGGGTTCTGCGCCGGCGCCCAATGTGGGACGCCGGCGGCAGCTATTAGCGCGTCATGAAGCGGAAACCTTGGTCAAGCCGCTCTTGCAGACTCCGGCCCGCGGGAGTGAGTCCGATGGCGATGTCAGCCTCGTTCGCCACGTCAAGCCCCTGCGCCATCAGCTCCTCGACCTCCTCCACACCGGATTGGCCCAGATAGCCGAGGTCATTATGCAAGTCGGCCGGTCCAATGAATATGGCTCCGACGCCCGGCACCGCCGCGATCTCGGCGAGGTTTTCGATCCCCTGCCGCGTCTCGATCTGTACGACGAGCAAGAGCTCGCCCTCAGGATCCAGCGGCCAGAGGTCCGCGCGACGTGCGTAGTCCGGCACGGGTAGGTTCCATGCGTTCGCGGCCACTGCGGGCGACCAGCCGCGGACGCCGCGTGGTTCAGGAGCGGCATCGTCAATCATTGGCGGATAGCGCATGTTCATCACCGCCTGCCGCGCCTCCTCCGCTGTGTTCACGAAGGGCACCATGATGCCCATCACGCCGGCGTCTAGCGCCTGTTTGAAGATCCAACGCTGCATGTGCACCTCGCTGCCCGGCGTACCCAGTCGCAGGATGGGTGTGACCGGAAAGTTCCCGTCCGGCGTGCGCACGTTGATCAGGAATTGCCGAAGCGTTTCCGCGTCGAACGCGTGATGTTCCATGTCGATGATAATGTAATCGAGATCAGAGCCGCGCGTAACGCGGGCCGAGTTGAAGTCGAGCGTACTGTAAAATACGCCCTCCACCGCGTCTCCGGCTGCGAGTTTGCCCACGAGTGCGTTGACGCGGTCCTGTGCAAAAGCAGATGTGGTGGAAACGGCGACAAACGTCGCCGCCATCATCATGGCGAACATTTTCATTGTTTCTCCTCCCAGAGTTAATGCAAACCATCTGGATTTGAATACGATTCGTCAATGATTGGTTCGCGGCTGATCCGGCACAAATACCGCGGCGCCTGCCTCCTGGGGAACAAGGGGGCCCCAACGAGACCGGATAATGATTGGCGCACCGAGAGCTGGTGCGGCCGCGCTTGGTCTAGCCGATTTAGGGAACCTCGGCGTCGTCGTGGGTGCCCGCTCCGGTGCCGTGATTGATCGAGGCCCCTTGGGAGCGCAGCGGAGAGACGCGGGCAACCGCAATGACGACAAGGGCGCAGCAGGCGGCCAACAGAACTACTTCGTCAACGTCACCTCCACTGGTGACAACACCGCCCATTCTCCAGGCTAATCGGTCGGCCACAAGAGGAAACATTGCGCATTTTGCATGGAGTCTGGGTTGCGACCGCCCGCCGGATCAACCACTGCGCGGACGTAAACGGTCCGGCCTGACCAGGTAAATAAACCGGATCCACCATGACCTACTCCATCCTTGATGCCTCGACCGCCGAGGGGCGGCCGTATTTCCTCTACCTTTTCGCGGAAGGGGACGCGGCCTGGCGTTTCACCAGCCGCGCCAGCGCCTGGACCTCGCCCGTGGGCGCCATCGGCGATGAGACCGAGGATCTTGTCTGGGAGCCTTCGGCGGTCAGCCATGGTTCCGTCGTCCAGAGCAGCGATCCGCGGCGGGTGGACCTGTCGGTGACCTTCCCGCTCTCCGATCCCTTCGCGCGCCGCTATCTCGGACCGCGCGGCCGGTCGGTGACGACCCTCACCATCTACCGCGGACATGAACAGGTGCCGGCCGAGGTGGTCGCGCATTGGAAGGGTCGTATCGTCTCGGCCCGGGTCGAGGGACGCCGCATCATGCTTCGGGCGGAATCGCTCTTCACCTCGATGCGCCGCGAGGGCGTCCGAGCGAAGTACCAGCGCCTCTGCCGCCACGCGCTCTATTCCCGCGGCTGCCGCCTCGACATCGAGACCTTCTTCGTGGGCGGGACCGCCTCCGCACGATCCGGCCTCGAGATCACCGTGGCCGAGGCCGCGCTTCTGCCCGATGGCTGGTTCCGAGGTGGTGTCCTGCGCCACGCGGGGCTTCTCGGTTTCATCACCGGCCACGCCGGAGACAGGCTGACGCTCGCCGGGCGCATGCCGGAACTCGAAACTGCGATCGACGATCCGGAAGTGGTGGCTGTCGTCGAACTAGCACCCGGCTGCGATCTCCGCCGTGACACCTGCGCCGCCAAGTTCGGCAACCTCCTGAACTTTGGTGGCTTCCCCGACATCCCCGGCCGCAATCCCTTCGGCGGCACCAGCATTGTTTGAGGTGCGGGGGGGGACCCGCGCCCTCAGCACTTCAGTGGGATGCCATGTCCTTGGATCGGCCGTGCAGCGGTAAGCCTGGTCATTCGTGTAAGTGTTACCATTTCAGCGAATGGAGCTGCCATCTTTGGTCGTCGGGTATGCTCACCTGACAACAATTCGACTGATTTGGCCACATCGGCCTCGAAAATGCGCCTGTCCGCCAACCGCACTTCGGTGGTCGATGGAGCCGTTCAGGCGTAAAAATGAACAGAACCAATGCCTTGATGCTGTTTCCGGACTGGAAAGGGACTGTAGGACGGTTGCGTGTCAATGAACCATGAAGTAGACAGATTGATGGTTGATAAGTCTTTCTAATCCAGCGCGGGTAACGAGTTTCGAGTGTGCCGGTAGTGACAAGTAAATGCGTGTTTGTGTGTGTCGCGTTGGAAGACAAGGGATGCCGGGGCCGCTCCGAAGAGCGGCCCCAGCGAAGTTGCCAGTGTGTGTAGAGAGTGTAGCAGTGCCGCGTCGGACCAAGTTCCAGCTATGGTCTGACGCGTGCTGTGCGGTCGGATAGCGGCTTAATCGCTGAAAATGTTTAAAATATGGCGCTCTGCGAGTTTCGCTGACGGCCAATCGTCCAGGCACGGCTTCGTCCCGGTCGGCGGGCCAGGTGGGCTGCCAAGGTTGGGTCCACCCAGCTTGGGCGAAGGCGGCATCCGTCACTTTTGCTCAAATGTCTCCGACGAGCCAAAGCGGCAGGCCCGGTACGCGGATCGAGCGCTCTCGAAGGAAACTCCTTTACCGCTCAAGCGTTCAGCAGCCGCATGTCATTCCGACAGACGCAAGAGCGCTCTTCTCAGCAGGTAGCCAATCGTCAAGCCGACGATGACGCCGGCAGCGTTGGCGGCAATATCCATGAGGCTGGCGCTTCGCCCGATGAGAAGCTGAAGCAACTCAAGTGCCAATCCCCACGCCAGGATCGAACCCACTGGCCATCGGAGGAGCACCGATGGCGTTGCCGCAGGGAAAAAGACAACGGTCGCGTATGCGACGACATGCGCCAAGCCGTCGGGAACGCCCACCGCACCTGGGTCGCCCGGACTCCCGCGGGGCATCAGGCTCGCAACCGTAATCGCCGTCAACGTCAGGATAGTCAGCCAGTAGCCGTATCGCTCGAGGAATCTGCGGATGCCTCGAGAAACACGTCCCGCGACTTCGCCCAATGGAATCAAGGGCGACGCATCATGCCAGCATTACCACAGGGACTCCGTCTCATCGCGGCTTCGCAAAAGCCGACTGCGCATGGCTGTCTTGTTGACAGAATTGGCGCGGGGACCGTGACCGGCTGGAGGTTCTCGCTCGCGGGATTTGCGGCGAACTCCGCCACGTCCTGTCTTTGGATCTCGCTCATCACTACCACTCACTCACTTGTTACACACAGCCACTCGAGCACGCGCTGAGCGGTTGCGACATTGTTGGGGCCGAAATGCGGCCGAATTTGGGCAAAGTCACACTCCATTATCGCGCGTTCGGAAACTCTGAGCGCCACCAAAAGCTGGTTGGGCCAATCTGATAAACTCGCGCCGAGCAATGGCGGTCAGGCCACGCGGCGTTGCCAGAACCGAGCAGTGCGTTTCCATCAAGTAGAACTCCACACCCGAACCGTATCTCAACCAAAGCTTCTCTCGCTGAGTTCCGCATTCCTGACCTCTCTCTTGACCAAACCTGCGTCCGCGATCCGGGCTGAAGCAGTTCCTTCCTGAGCTGAACGCGGAGGGCGCCGGACCCGCTACGGCCGTTCTTTTTCGCGGAGGCCGCCGCCCGGCGCCTGCCATAGCCGAAGCCATCAACCTGTCGAGCTAACCACCATGGTCTGGAACTTCGTCGTCCAGATCGTCGCCAGCCTGGTGCTGACGGCGATCTCCTATGCGCTTTCGCCGAAGCCGAGGACCGAGGCGCCGAAGGCGGCGGGTCTCGATGCGTTCGACCTGCCGACGGCCGAGGAAGGCCGGCCGATCCCGGTGGTGTTCGGCACCGTGCTGCTGCGCGGCCCGAACGTCGTCTGGGCCGGCGATCTCAAGGTCGACCCGATCCGCAAGAAGGGGGGCAAGAAGTGAGCGAGACCCTCATCGTCCGCGCCGAGGACATCCGCGCGGCCCGGCTCTGCTTCCAGGGCGCGCGGCCGTGGTTCCGCCGCCACGGGCTCGACTGGCAGTCTTTCCTCGCCGAAGGACTGCCCGCCGAGGTGCTGGCCGCCACGGGCGACGCGCTGGCGTTGCGCGTGATCGCCGAGGCCGAGAAGCGCGTCGCTCGGATGACTGGCGAGGCCTGACATGGGCGGTCGCTCCAAGTCCCAGACGGTCGGCTACAAGTATTCCCTCGGGGCGCATCTCGCGCTCTGCCACGGGCCGGTCGATGCCATCCGTGAGATCCGGGTCGACGACCGCACCGCCTGGTCGATCGGCAGCGGCCAGAGCAGTGCCGCCGGCACCGGCGTCGGTGCTTTGGCGAGCTACGGCACGGTGGGGGCCATGTCGGCCACCGCCGCGGCCGTCGGCGACAGCGTGGCCGAGGTCACCTTTCCGGGCACGCTCGCCGGGATCCGCCTTGGGGCGAGCTATGACCTGAAGCTCGGCACCGACACCACGACCCGCACGGTCACCGTCCAGGCCGTGAGCTATGACGGCGGGGCCGGGGCCACGACCTGGCTCGTCGAGCCCGCCGCGACCGCCTTCGCCGCGCAGTCCGTCACCGTCTCCGACGCCACCAGCCTGCCGAGCCTCAGCGGCGGCGCCGCAGGCGGGCGCATCCGGATCAACAAGCCAAACCTCTTCGGCGGCGAGAGCCGCGAGGGCGGCATCGTCGGCGACATCGACGTCCTGATGGGCGCACCGACGCAGGACCAGAACGACTATCTCGCCGCGCAGGCGGGCTCAGAGGTGCCGGGTTACCGCGGGATTTGTTCCCTCGTCCTGCGCCAAGTCTATCTCGGCCTCAATCCCTACCTGAAGCCATGGGCCGTCCGGCTGACCCGGATCCTGCGCGCCGAGGACGGCAACGCGCAGTGGTACCCCGAGAAGGCCCAGATCGTGCCCGAGGTGCGAATCGGGGATGCCGCGATCTACATCGCCATGGATACCTCGGGTTCCATGTCCGGCAGCCGCATGGCCGCGCAGCAAGAAGCCGTGTCGCGGCTCATCGCCGAGATCGGCGCGAATGCCCCGACCACTTCTGACAGCGTGCCCAACGACATCCAGATCGTCACCTGGAACTCCACCATCTCGGACACGATCCTCCGGCGCGATGCCGATGCGACAGCCTACAGTGAACTTGAACATTGGGTCGACGCGCTCTCGAGTTTCCTGACAGGTGGGACGGATTTCGGGGCCGCGGTTGCCCAAGCGGGCGCCTTCTTCAATGGTGCGGGCGGCAAGCGGCGGATCCTGATCTTCGTGACCGACGGCGAGCCGAGCCCGGCCTCGAGCCTCGACACCGCCAAGGCGACGCTTGCGGGGCTCTCCGAAGTGGATGTCTTCGCGTTCAACATCGCGCTGTCGGACACCAGCGCCACCGGCCAGATCGACAACACGCCCGTCGATGGCGTCCCCGTTGTGCCCGCGGGTGATCCCGACGTGCTCGTCGCCTCGCTTCGCGCGGCCTTCGGCGAGGGTCCGGACATGAACCCCGCGCACATCATCCGGGAGTGCCTGACGAACCGCGACTGGGGCCTTGGGCATGGCTTCACCGACATCGGGCCGAGTTTCGCGACGACGGCCGATGCGCTCTTTGCCGAAGGCTTCGGGCTCTCGCTCCTCTGGCAGCAGCACTCGACGATCGAGGACTTCATCGCCGACGTGCTGAAGCACATCGACGCCTACCTCTACGTCGATCGCCGCTCGGGCCGCTGGGAGCTGAAGCTCATCCGGGCCGACTACGACCCCGAGACGCTGCCCATGTTCGACGAGACCAACGTCGTCGACTGGGGCGAGCTTGGCCGCCGGGAGGCCGCCGATCTCGTGAACTCGGTCACCGTGAAGTTCTCGGACGCCCGGACCGACCAGACCGGTTCCGTGAGCGTCACCGACACCGCGCTGGTCCAGGACCTCGGCCAGGTGGTGAGCGCCACGGTCGACTATCCCGGCATCCGCACCGAGTCGCTCGCCGTGCGCGTGGCCGAACGCGATCTGCGCGCGCTCTCGTCGCCGATCCTGTCGGGCGAGATCACCGTCACCCGGGTGGGTGCCGATCTCGATCCGGGTGACGTGATCCGGATCGTGAACCCGCGGCGCGGTCTCGAGGGCGTTGCGGTCCGCATCGTCGAGATCGACCATGGCGACGGGCGCGCGAACGGCGTGCGGCTTCGCATCGCCGAGGATGTCTTCGGCCTCGGCGACACCGCCCTTGTCGGCGGCGAGAGCGGCGATCCGGGGCGGCTCATCCTGCCGCCGAAGCCGCTCGCGCGCCGCTGGGTGACGGAGGCCCCGTACTGGCTTCTGGTCCAGGAAATGGGCCATGCACAGGCCGACGCGCTCCTGGACGAGGACCCGGACGCGGGCGCGCTCGTTGCCGCCGGCGAGCGTCCCTCGGCGGACGCGCTCTCGGCGCAGGTCTGGACCGATGGCGGCACGGGCTATGCGCTCGAGGCGGGCGTCGAGTTCGTGCCGACAGCACTCCTGACCGCGGATATCACCGACGACCCGGCCGAGCGGGTACTGCAGGTCGGCAGCTGGACGGGGCTCACGGATGTCACCATTGGCACGCTGGCCGCCATGGGCGACGAACTCGTCCGCATCGACGGCGTCAGTGCCACAACGCTGACGGTCGGACGCGGCTGTCTCGACACCGTGCCCCAGGCCCATCCCGCCGGAACGCCGGTGATCTGCTGGCAGCTCCTCGCCAACGCGAGCGAGACGCGTTTCGCAGCCGGCGAGACCGTCGCGGTCCGCATGCTGCCCGAGACAGGCTTCGGGACGCTGCCGCTCAGCCAGGCGCCCGAGGACCAGGTCACGCTCGCTTCCCGCGCCATCCGGCCCTTGCCGCCAGGCGACCTCCGCGGAAACGGCGCATGGAGCGTGAACCCCAACCTCCTGAACCTCGGCCCCGTCCTGCTGACCTGGGCCCATCGCGACCGACTCACCCAGACCAGTGCCGTGTTCGATGCCTATGACGCAGGCGACATCGGGCCCGAACCGAGTGTCACCTACGCCCTCGAGATCCGCTGGGTCGATCCGGACACCGATACGGTCGTCGAACCGCCCGCGGCCGTGATTGATGCCGGGGCCGCGACCAGCTTCACCCTGACCAAGGAGGACGTGCCGATCCTCGCAGCACCCTCGGGGACGAAGCACTTCGAGGTGCGCGTGCAGGCGCGCCGCGTCGCGGGCAGCGCAACCTATGAGGCTCGGGCCGCGCGCGCGATCCGGCTCTTCATGCCCGACGGCATCAAGGTCGCCGAGGCCGGGCTCTGGACCGAGTTCGGGGCGGAGGCCCGGCTGACGGTGCCCGAGAGCGTCATCTTCCTCGGGCTTGGCGCGGACGCGCGGCTCACTGCGGCCCGGGTCGATCTCTTCACCGAACAGGGCGGGGAAACCCGTCTCACCGCCGCTATGAGCGAACTCTACATCGAGGTGATCCCATGAGCTACATTCTCCATCTTGGCCACCAGGTCACCGACCTCGCTGGCGTGACGGGCCTTGTCAGCACCGATGCAGCCGGGTTCGATCCCGCCTACGACGTCAACTGCATCCGGGTCAGCACGCGAGACACCACGGCCGTCCCGTTCTCGGCATCCTGGGCGCAGCCCGCGGGCGATGTCTGGCTGGGGTTCCGCTACCGCGCGCCGAGCGTCAACGCGCAGAGCATCGGCACCGACGGGACCTTCCTCGAGTTCTACGACGATGCCAATCGCCAGGTCGCCCACATCCGCACCGAACGTGACGACAACCGCTACCGCGCCCTGGCCATCGGCGACACAAGCGTCGACGGCGCCTCGTCCTTCACCGCGGCCACGAGCCAGGTCTATTGGGTCGATGTGAAGATCTCGGTCGGGGCCGACATCACCATCGCGTTCTACATCGATGGCGCCTTGCAGAGCAGCGCGACGGCGGCGAATACGAACGGCAAGGGCCGCCCCGTCCGCTGCGTCTGGAAGAACTACAGCCTCTTCGATTTCTACAACCCGGCTGTCTGCTACTACGCCCATATCGCCGTGCTCGACGGCATCTCGACCATCGGCCGGCGCTTTGCGCGGCGCACACCGGATCTTGTCGGGACCTACGACGCCTTCTCGGGCGGGATCGACGCGATCAGGGACGGCGACATCGCCACACGGGCGGCGAGCGACATCGCGGGTCAGCGGCTCTCCTTCTCGCTCGCGGGTCCGACAGGTCCGGCAGGGGCGACGAGCATCGCGGGCGTGCACGTGAAGAAGCTGGCCCAGCTGGGCACCGCCGGCCCGACCGGGATCGCGGGCTTCCTGCGCATGAATGGCGTGGATTATGACGCGACGCCCGGCACGCCCTCGGCCGACCTGCCATCGCCGGTCTATTCGAGCTGGGAACTGAACCCCACCGACAGCAGCCCCTGGACGGCGGCGATGCTGCCGGCGGAAGCGGGGATCGTCTCGTCATGATCCTGCCCCGCACGGAAAAGGGCGAGCTCAGGATGTCGGAGGCCGAGTTCAGCGCACTCCTGTCCGAAGCCGCTGAGGCGGGCGCGAAGCGTGCGCTCGCCGATGCCGGGATCGACGGCAAGGACGCCGCCCTCGACATCCGCGATCTCCGCTCGCTTCTCGACTGCATCCGCTTCGTGCGCCGCACCGCCGTGCAGACCGCCGTCCATCTCATCACCACCGGCATCATGCTCGCGCTGCTCGCGGGCATCGCGCTGAAGCTGAAGATCTTCGGCGGAAGCCCCTGACCGAACCAAGCAGCGATTTCGTCACCACCACACCCGCCCTCCGAGGCGGGTTTTTCGTTTCTGGAGGATCCCCATGACCACGACCTTCTACAACCATTGGCGCGACGTGCCCGAGAGCGCCTGGCGCTGGCCAAACTTCAGCCCCGCCGAGATCGCCTGCCGCGGGACCGGCAAGCTGCTGATCAACGAGTCCGCTCTCGACAAGCTGCAGGCGCTGCGCGACCGGCTGGGCAAGCCTCTGATCGTCCGCTCGGCCTATCGCAGTCCGGAGCACAATCGCGCCGTGGGTGGGGCAGGGCGCTCGAAGCATCTCGACGGTACGGCCTTCGACATCGCCATGGCAAACCACGATCCGGCGGCGTTCGAGGCGGCGGCGCGGGAGGTCGGGTTTCTCGGCTTCGGCTTCTATCCGCGCTCGGGATTCATGCATGTCGATCTCGGGCCTGCGCGGCAGTGGGGCGAGCGCTTCCCGGTCCGGGAGACGGCTTTCGCAGCGGAGACGCCACCGGCACGCGAAGTGCTGGCCGACAGCCGCACGATGAAGGCCGGTGGAGCGGCGGGCGTGGCGACGCTCGGCGCGGCCGGAGTCGAGGTCGCGCAGCAGGCTCTGGCGGAGACGCAGACCGCCATCCTGCCGCTTGTGCCGTATCTCGACACCCTGCGCTGGGTGTTCATCGCTGTCGCCCTCGGGGGGGTCGCCGTCACCATCTACGCGCGTCTCAATGACTGGAAACGGGGGCGGCGATGATTGGCGCGCTCCTCGCCACGCTCGCCGGATCGGCATGGGCGCGCACGGCGCTCCGCTACGGCGTCACCGCGTTCGCGATCCTTCTGTTCCTGCTGGCACTGCGTTGCCCGGGGGAGCGCGCCGGGCGGCTGGCCGAGCGGCTCGAGACCTCGGAGGAAACCAATGACGTCCAACGACGGATGCTCGAGGCGGCGGCGCGTCGCCCTCGGTCTCGCGACGATCTGGCTGAGCGGCTGCGCAGCGGGCGGTTCTGA